GTGATCCCCATAACCAGAAAACAAAAATTATTCGTACAGGAATATCTCATTGACCTGAACGCCACCCAGGCGGCCATCCGCGCCGGTTACAGTCCGGATACGGCAGGTGAGATAGGGAGTGAGAACCTGAAGAAACCTGACATTCGTGCAAGTATTGACAAGGCGATGGCCGAGCGTTCCCGCCGCCTGGGCCTTAATCAGGACCGGATTTTGCTGGAGCTTGCCAAGATTGCCCTTTTAAACCCGCAGCAGGTAGTCAACCTGAACGATGCTACCATCCGAGAGGATGCGCTTCCGGAAGATCTGGCGGCGGTCGCCTCTGTAAAGGTCAAGCGGTTCCCAACCAAGGAGGGAGAGGGCATTGAGAGGGAAATTAAGTTCTATGACAAGTCGAAGGCTCTGGAGCTGGCAGGAAAGCATCTGGGAATGTTCCGAGATAAGGTGGATGTAAACGTCCAGACGTCTGAGAAACTAGATGATATCATGAGTCAGCTGGGTGGTGAGGGACTTGAAGAGTAACAACTTTCCTCTCTCCCAGAAGTACCTGGATTTTATCAATACAGTGGACGGCGTGGATGCAGACTTCCTGGAGGGGACAACAGCTTCCGGAAAGACAACGGTAGGCGCCGGCGTTAAGTTTATGCGGATGGTGAGCCGAAGCGGAAAGAAGCTGCATATTATCGCATCCAAGACAACAGGAACTGCGGAGAAGAACATTATCCAGCAGGACAATGGAATCCTGGATTTGCACCGCACGGCCCGGTACTATGGAAATGGAGACAAGGATTACAAGATTCCTCATATCAAGTTTGAGGACAAGATTATCTTTATCCTGGGATACGACAACCGGGATAAATGGGAGCTGGTGTTAGGTTCTCAGTTTGGCTGCGTGTACATTGATGAGATCAACACGGCCAACATTGACTTTGTTCGGGAGGTGTCTACCAGAAACGATTATCTGATGGCCACGCTGAATCCGGATGATCCGGGCCTTCCGGTGTATAAGGAGTTTATCAACCGTTCCAGACCATACAAAAAATATGAACAAGACGTTCCTCCGGAGATTCTGGCGGAGCTGAAAGAGAAGCCGGTACCCAGATGGAGGTACTGGTTTTTTACGTTTCGGGATAATTTAAGCCTGACACCGGAGGCAGTGCAGAAAAAGATGGATGCAGCTCCACCTGGAACGAAATTATACAAGAACAAGATTTTAGGCCTGCGCGGAAAAGCGACGGGCCTTATTTTTCCGAACTTCGATAGGAAGAAGCATGTAGTATCGATTCCCTGGCTTAAAACGGAACAGAAGCTGGGGCGGCTGAAATTCAGGCGGTTTTCGGCGGGGCTTGATACGTCCTATTCCAGCCAGTCGCCGGATACCATTGCAATGATTTTTATGGGAATTACCACAGACCGGAGGCTGATCGTGCTGGACGAGAAGGTTTACAGCAACGCAGAACTGGATCAGCCGCTGGCCCCATCCGATACAGTGATGAAATTTTTGGAGTTCCTGGAACGGAATCAAAAAGAGTGGGGACTTGCGAGGGATGTGTTTATTGATTCGGCCGACCAGGCGACCATCACGGAGCTGCGAAAATATAAGCGGCTTCATGGCAGCATCCACAATTTCCTGGATGCGTATAAGGCTCTGCAGATTATTGACCGTATTAAACTGCAGCTGGGCTGGATTCAGCAGGGCTGCTATCTGGTGGCAGATACCTGTGTGGAGCACATGGCGGAGCTGGAACGGTATTCCTGGCTGGAAGACAAGGATGAACCGGAGGATCGGAATGACCATACGATCAACGCATCCCAGTATGGCTGGATTCCCTGGAGGAATCTGATTGGGTTTGAGGAGGATGAGAAATGAGGTGGCTGACAACATTGAACGAGAATATAAAACGGGGCATCCGTTCCTGGCTGAATGTGCAGCCGGCAAGCCCCTACAGCATCCAGATTCAGGAAATGGTGGATTTTGAGCTGAATGCAATCCGCAACCGCATCTGGTATCGCGGTGATGGAAATGAACTGGAACAGCTCTATGAACAGAGCGGAGAAACAGCGGATCGGTATAAGTTCTGGGCATCTAAATGTACGCCTGGCATGGAAATGAGGAAAATCCACACGGGTCTTCCTGGACTGATTGTCAAGGTTCTCTCATCCATTGTGATGGCAGACATGAATGAGTTCCAGTTCGAGTCTGGAAAGCAGGAAGAAACCTGGAAAAAAATCGAGAAACAGAATCGGTTTCGAAAAAAATTAAAGAAAGCGCTGAGAGAGGCACTGTACATTGGAGACGGAGCCTGGAAGCTGACCCTGAATACCCAAAAGAGCGAGTATCCCTTCATTAGCTGGTATCCGGGAGACCGGATAGAGCTGATTTATGACGGGGACGAGCTGGCTGAGGTTGTCTTCAAGACGCCGTACAAGGAGAAAGGGCAGCTGTACGTGCTCTATGAGCATTATGGGTATGGCTGCATCCGGAATGAGCTGTACCTGGGAGAGAAGGAAGTTCCTCTCGATACCATAAAGAGGACCCAGGGGCTCAAAGACTGGGCATTTGATCCGTCAGTGATTCTGGCGGTTCCGTTCCACATCTATGACAGCGCGAAGTGGGAAGGACGGGGAGGCAGCCTGTTCGACGGGAAATTAGACAGCTTCGATGCCTTTGATGAGGTGTGGAGCCAGTGGATGGACGCGCTACGAAGCGGAAGAGCCAGGACCTATATTCCAGACTGCCTGGTTCCGAAAAATCCGAAAACGGGCGAGATGCTGCGTCCCAATCCATTTGACAACCGGTTCTTTGCCGGGGACAGCGATATGTCGGAGCACGGGGAGAATAAGGTGCAGACAGAACAGCCGGCCATTCCCCATGACAGCTATCTGGCTTCCTATGTGACAGCCTTGGATTTGTGCCTGCAGGGTATTATCAGTCCTTCCACACTGGGAATTGACGTAAAGAAGTTAGACAATGCGGAGGCCCAGAGGGAAAAGGAAAAGACGACCCTTTACACAAGGGACGCTATCATCGAAGCACTTCAGACAACGCTTCCGGAACTGATTTCCGCCTGTCTGAACTGCTGCCAGGTTCTGGCGAAGCAGCCGGTAGAGGAAGTGAAAGTAGATATTCCCTTTGGGGAGTATGCAAATCCTTCCTTTGAAAGTCAGGTGGAGACTCTTGCCAAGGCCCGTCCTGGCGTGCCTATGATGAGCATCGAGGCACAGGTGGAAGAGCTTTATGGAGACAGCAAGGACGAGGCCTGGAAGGCGGAGGAAGTAAAGCGGCTGAAAGCAGAGCAGGGCGTTGCAGAGATAGAGGAACCGGGAGTCAATCAGACTGCCGGTTCTTTTCAGATCTAGATGAAGGAAGGGGAGACAGATGCAGGTAAAGGTAATGAACCGGGTGTATCGAATGAGCCGGAAGGAGTACCAGGGGCTTCTTAAAGTAGCCAGTGAGCAGGTTCCGTTTGGAATTTATGCCCTGGAAAAGGAAGGCTATGCGGAACTTCGCCATGACAGGTGCGAGAGTATTACGCAGCTGAAGAGTCTGTCCAGGGAATTTAAGTCTCAGGGATTCCGCGTGCTCAGTAATCGGAACCAGCAAACGGGAAAGCAGTAGAGGAACCCAGAATCAGGAAGGAGGCAGTCGTGTGCAGCAGGATGAATACAAAATCGGCGCCGCCTTTGCAGCCATCGAAGAGGAGCTGACTGCTTCCATGATGCGAAATATGAAGCGCCATCGGGCCGAAGAGACGAAAGAGGGCATTCAGTGGAGCATGTGGCAGGCAGAGCAGCTGAAAGCTTTGGAAAGATACAAGAGGGAGAACAAGAAGCGGTATGCAGGGAAGTTCCAGTCTCTGAACAGAGAGATTGAGGAGCTGATCCGGAAAGCCAGGGAAACAGGGGGCATGGAGCAGGAGCGAGCAATCCTGAACGCTATTAGGAATGGTTTTAAAGCAGAAAAAATTTCTCCTGGAATGACAGCAGAATTTTTTAAACTGAATGAGAGAAAGCTGGAAGTTCTGATGGAGGCCGTTACCCACGATATGGAGAAGGCGGAAACAGCGGTTCTCAGGATGTCAGAGGATCAGTACCGCAAGATTATCTTTAACGCCCAGGTTTATGCCAATACAGGGGCTGGAACCTACGAGAAGGCGGTGGATATGGCTTCCAGGGATTTTCTGGCGGCAGGGATAAACTGCATCCAGTACGCCAATGGAGCACGTCATACGCTTTCTGATTATGCAGATATGGCCATTCGGACAGCCAGTAAGCGGGCTTACCTTCAGGGAGAGGGAGAGAAGCGGCAGGAATGGGGAATCAGCACTGTGATTATGAATAAGCGCGGAAATCCCTGCCCTAAATGTCTTCCCTTTGTTGGAAAGGTGCTAATTGACGATGTGTGGAGCGGCGGCCGAAAAGATGGAGTGGATCCGGAGACAGGGAAACGGTATCCGCTGATGAGTAAAGCCATCGAGGCCGGGCTTTATCATCCCAGATGCAAAGATTCTCATACGACCTACTTCCCGGGTATCTCTACGGCGGACGATACCTGGACTAAGAAGGAGCTGGAAGCGATTGGGCAGAATTATGCCAGGGAACAGAAGGGGCAGTATGCAAAGCGGCAGGCAGAGAAGTATGGGAGGCTGGCGGAACACTCGCTGGATGAGGAGAATCAGAGACGGTATGCTGCCAGAAGGGAAGAGTGGAAGAAGCGCCATGCGGTGTTCGATAAAGAGCACGCCAAATCTGAGATTCATACTATTAAATCTCAGATTGCAGACATTCAAGAGCAGATGAATGATAATATAAAGCAGAGGTTATTCGATAAAGGCATACAGGCCAATATTGAAGGAGCAGGGGAATACCATAAGGAAGCCTTTGAAGCATTAAAACATTTAGATAAATTAACAGATGAATATAGAAGTACCATTGCTTCGTATACTGTTGGGAAAACAGCACATACCCAAACGGAATATGGAACGGCATATACGCTTAATGGAAAAACCGCAATTACAGTTCAGCCTATAGCGCATAGGGTAAATAAAGCAATAGATGCACTGGGGCTTGGCAAAAAACAGCCACTCGGAACAACATATCATGAATTTGCACATTCTCTTTCACAGTCAAGAGAAAAGGTGGATCCAGAATTTTGGAAAGAGATTAGGAAAATAAAGAGAGAATATGAAGGTATTCGCGGAAAAAGTAATTGGTTTGATGTCAAGATATCAGACTATGCGTCAAAAGATGTAGATGAGTTTCTTGCTGAAGCATTCACACAGGCAAAATTGTCTGATACCCCCTCTCCATATTCAAAACGAGTGCTCGATGTGGTTGATAAGTATTTCAAAAAAGAAATTCAGAATCGAAAAAAATACAAAATAAAAGCAGCAGAGTGGGCTGGACAGCCAGAAGGAGAAGGACGTGGAGTAAATATAAAAAAGTCATATGCAGACTTTTTATCTAGGCTGCGGGAAGATCAATCTCTGGATGCACATAAGAGCAGAATGGCGCTATACGCCGAATCAACACAGATACTGGAAGATAACGAATTGCCTGCGCCTTTTGCATATATTTCAGACTTGGACGTGATTAAATATAATCCCAATGCACCGTATATTGGAGATTATGATATGGATTATGTTTTTGCCCATGAAATTTCTCATCGGATGGATGAATTGGAATATCACAGCTGGGAAAATGAAAAGTTTCTTCAGGCTATTGAAATTTGTACGGGGAAAGTATATGCTCAAAGAGAGAAAGTGCAGAACTGGTTCGAACCCGGAGGCCAATATGAGCAAAGCTTTGCAATATCAGATATTATAAGTGCATTGACAAACGGTGAAATAGCCGGTATGGTTGGACATAGTGAGGCATACTGGTCGGAAATTTGGTTAAAAGCAATGGAATTATTTGCCGACATTAGTGCGGCGGATATTTTGGAATTACCGGAGAAAGAGGAACTGAGAGGGCTGTTAAAAGAACTGTTTAAAGCATACGAGGAGATGGTACGTTGAAGATAGTAGAACGTTTAAACAGCGATGAAGAAATACAGGAGTTGAGAAAGCGGCTTTATGAAATAACCGGACGCTCTCTTCCGTTTAATTATGACTGCTATTTTGGAATTGAGGATTACAGGGAACATCTGCATCAGTGTGTGAATGCAGGAAAAATAGTCACGCGCCCTCAGGATATACATGCGGCGCGCCGCTTTGGTTCAAAATAAAATGCTGCCAGCCAGAAATAGCTGGTGGTATTTTTCAAGGAGGTTTTAAGGTGGATGATTTTCGGGTGATTTATAGGATGCTCCGTATTCTCCAGAAATCAATGGACTGTGAGGAAATAGACAGAGACATTTTGTCTGCTGAAAGGCTTGAATTGTCAATACCTAAATGGAGCCGCATCATGTCTATGCTGCTGAATGAGGGATATATTACAGGAGGGCAGACATGGAATGCCATTGATTGTGGATACCCAAGGGTAGCGCTGACAAGACCTGAGATCACGCTGAAAGGCCTTGAATATCTGGAAGAAAATACATTAATGAAGAAAGCTTCAAATCTTGCAAAAGGAATAAAAAATACGATACCAGGGTTATAACCACCAGCAGTAGGCCGGTGGTATTTTTATACCCATTTTTATAGCTGCGGACCAGCAGCAGAAAGGAGACAAGATGGATTTAAGACATATGGAATTAAAGGACACAGCTTCCATGATGTTAAGCGAGGACTACAAGGAACGTTTTCGGGCTGAATATGGTCAGCTCAGACTCCGGTATCAGAAACTGAAAAGTATGCTGGATAAATGGGATCAGGGTATGATGGATTTTGAGCCTGCCTGCCCCAGAAGCATTTACAATATGCAGATTCGGGCAATGGAAGATTACATTGCAGTTCTGGAGGCGAGAGCAGTAATGGAAGACATTGTATTATAGTCATAGCAAGTCATAGAATTAGTTATAAGCGCGCAGGTATAGCCTGGGCGTTATTTTTCTGCCCGAAGGCATTAAACTACCCGGAGACACCGGGAACCAACTGAAAGTGAGACACACGTAAAACTGGATGGGGAGACACCCTGAAAACTGAAAGGAGACACCTATGAAACGAAGATTTCCAATGAATTTACAGCTGTTTGCAGAGGGCGGGGCATCTGGCGGCCAGGGTGACGGCGCAGGAGCTTCTGGAACTGCAGGGAATCAGCCGGGAGCTTCCGGAACCGGGGCGGCAGGAACTGGCAGCGCAGGCATACAGTTTGATTATGAAAAGCTGGCTGGGCTGATTGCAGGGAAAACGTCCGTTACGGAGGACACGGTGCTGAAATCTTATTTTAAGCAGCAGGGACTTTCTCAGGAAGAGATGGTTCAGGCGATTCAGGCGTTTAAGGCTCAGAAAGCGGCGAATCAGCCAGATGTGGGCGCACTCCAGAATCAGGCGGCGCAGGCTCAGGCAGCAGCCCAGAAAGCTCAGCTGGAGAATGCGGCGATTATGGCGGCAGTAGGCCTGGGCGTAGACGCGAAAACCATCCCGTATCTGATTAAAATGACAGATTTTGGCCAGGCTGTCGGCCAGGATGGGAAGATCAACGAGGAGACAGTGTCCAATGCTCTGAAAAAGACGCTGGAGGATGTTCCGGGGTTAAAGCCAGCACAGAGCAGCCAGGGAGGTTTTGTCCAGATGGGGGCCTCTGGAAGTGGAAATCAGACACAGACCGATGATGCTGCGCTGAAAGCAGCCTTCGGAATTAAGTAGAAAGAGAGGTAACACATGGCAGTTTATGATTATGCAACACAGTTTACACAGCTTCTGGCTCAGAAGTATGCAAAAGAGCTCTGCTCGGATGCGCTGTCTCAGAGCAACCCGCAGGTAAAGTTCCTGAATGCTCAGACCATTAAGCTTCCGAGAATTACAGTATCCGGTTACAAAGACCATACCAGAACGATTGGATTTAATGCAGGAACGCTTTCCAATGACTGGGAACCGAAGAAACTGGCTCACGATAGAGATATTGAGTTCTGGATTGACCCAATGGACATCGACGAGACGAACCTGGCACTTTCAGTTGCCAATATTCAGAATACCTTCGAGGAGGAGCAGGCGATTCCGGAGAAGGACTGTTACCGGTATTCCAAACTTCATGCGGAACTTACCACCCATTCAGGAAGAATTGACACCACAACGGTAGTCAATGCTGCGAACTTCCTGGAGGCTTTTGACACAGAGATGGCTCTGATGGATGAGGCAGGAGTTCCGGAGGAGGGAAGAATCCTGTACGTAACGCCGACTATGAATAAAATTGTAAAGGAGGCAGAGGGAATCCAGCGTGCTGTGACAGTCACAACTCCGGTCAGCATTAACCGTAAGGTTCACAGCCTGGATGATGTGCAGATTAAGATGGTTCCTTCCGCTCGGATGAAGAGTAAATACAATTTTACCGATGGATGTACAGCTGCTCCGGACGCGGATCAGATCAACTGGGTTCTGGTTCACCCATCCTGTGTGGTAGCAAGAGATAAGTACAGTTACATTAAGCTGTTTACTCCGGGCACAGATTCCAGAACAGCAGATGGATACCTGTATCAGAACCGCTGCTACGGCGATCTGTTCCTGCTGGAGAAGAAAGTGGCCGGCTGTGCCATGAATGTGACCAAGCATACGTAGGAGGGAAAGAATGAAAGCAGTAAAAGGAAATAAGGTCTATGATGTAAATCAAACCACCCAGAAAAGCTACCAGGAGTCCGGATTTGACATTCTGGATGATAATGGCCAGGTGGTTGCCTATGGACGCGGGAAAACCGTTCCTTTTGACATGTATGTAGCCTTAAAGAAAGAAAAGGAGCAGCTGGAGCTGGAGAACCGCGAATTAAGGGAGAAACTTGCTATCCAGGAAGGAAAGCGGACAAAAGTAGCGAAGGCAGGTGAGTAGCATGGCCTATGAACCATATGCCTCTTCGGACTACTACAGAACCGTTTATGAAGGCGCTGCTATACCGGAAGAGAAGCAGGAGCAGGCTCTCCGCCAGGCATCCCGTCATATTGATTCCCTGACCTACAACCGGATTGTAGGCCGGGGATTTCCCAGTTTGACGGAGTTTCAGCAGGAGGTTATTCGCGAAGTGGTATGCAGGCAGGCGGATTTTGAGTATGAAAATGCAGATCTTCTGGCAAGCGCACCGTCTTCCTACAGTATCAACGGTGTCTCGGCGGGATTTAATGGTCAGGCATGGAATGTATTCACTGGGAAAGGAGTCGCCATGAAGCGGGATGATTACGCACTGTTAGCCCAGACTGGCCTAACCTGCCGGCTGGCGGTGGGGCGATGAGGTGGCCAGAGCTTGTGCCGGAACGGTTCTGCCAGATTCCGGTGCAGGTGACTTTATACGGAGAGGGTCTGACAGAGGATGGAGGCCCGGAGGTGATTTTTTCCGGGGAGGTCCGGTGTAATTACCAGGATAAGGGGAAAACGGTTCTGACTGCAGAGAAAAAGCTGGTGCAGCTGTCCGGATGTGCGCTTCTTTCTGGAGACGCCTTCCCCCAGGCTCCTGTGATTTCTGGTGGAACGATCACGGTATTTGGAGTCAAACGGAGGATCTGGCAGGGAGAAAAGGCCAGGAATCCAGATGGAACAGTCAACTACACACGATTGGATGTGATATAGGTGAAAGTGAAATCAACAGTAAAGTTAAATATGGGCCGGATTCAGGAATTAAACCAGGCAGCGGTGTCGGCCTTGGAAAGAACAGCGGAGGCACTGCATACAGAAGTGGTGCAGGCGCAGATAATGCCTTTTGAGACTGGGCATTTGCAGGAAGACGCTACTTTTGTGGAATATCAGCATTCTGCCCAGGGGAAGGTTTCAATCGTTTCTTCTACACCCTATGCCAGACGCCTTTACTATCATCCGGAATACAACTTCCAGACCGATGAAAACCCATTTGCTGGCGGGGAGTGGTTTAAACCCTGGCTGCCTGGCAGCGTCAGCGCAGGCTTTGCAAAAGATGCCTTTCAGCGGTTTTATAAGAAGGAGGCAAAAGTATAGATGCTGACGTTATCAGATGTAAAGGACTGGCTCAAAACATTCCAGACAGGCGAGCATTTTTATTGTGGAAAGATTGACAGCAAATCAGAGAAAACCATCGGCGTATATCAGAGGAAGCCGTCTGGGCAGCCCAGAGTGACCCTTGGAGGTCTGGAAAATACCACATACGAGGTAAAACAGATTTCTGTGCTGGTGCATTGGAATCAGTATGCTTCCCAGACAGAAGAAGCGGCTGTCAGCCTATTTGAAAAGATCCGTCAGGCAGGGGAAAGCAGCCTGATGGTGGGGGATACGCAGGTGTATTTTATTCGTATGGAGGTTCCGGAGCCGATAGATGTAGGAACCGATGAAAACGGTGTGTATGAGAGGGTAATCTGGTTTGATATGATTTATGAAAGGAGCAGATAGCGATGTCAAAAACAGGAGTATATCCATGCTATGAAAATCAGTTTAAAGTAGGAAAGGCGAAAGGAGATGCCTCTCCAATTGCGGATATGGAAACCTTTTCTGTCAGCTTTGACAATGGTGTAGAAGAGTGGACGCCGTTTGACACGGAAGGCTGGGTAAGACGGCTTTTAACGGCAAAGGGCGTTACAATTTCCGTAACTGGAAAGAGAAATGTGAGCGATACAGGAAACGATTATGTGGCGGACAAGGCGTTTAAAAATGGCCGGGATGCAGAAGGGTATTTCGCCTGGACATTCCCGGATGGTACTACAGTTTCCTGGGAAATGGCGGTAATCAATGTGAAAAATATCGGTGCCGGCGATTCGACGGCAGTGGGCCCTCTGGAGTTCGATGTACTGAGTAACGGAAAGCCTACCATTGAATCTGCTATGGCTTAAACTGAACAGGAAGAGAGGAGCAATACGATGGCTAAAACGATTGATATCACAGAAAAATTAAATTTTGAGGAATCTCCGGTTCTGCTCATCCAGGGGCATGAAATCCATGTCAATGATGATGCAGTAACGATGCTTTCCGTCATGCAGCTGATGGGTGCAGAAGAGCCTTCTGTAAAGGAGATTATGAAGGCATATGAGCAGTTATTTCCGGCAGCAGACAGGATGATTATGGAACAGGAATTAAAGCTGAAATTCAGCGCTCTGATGACAGTCATCCAGGAGGCGGTTCAGCTGATTTCCGGAGAAGTAACACAGGGAGAGTGATGACCCGTACTACGATTTATTTGAGGACTTTGATTTAATCGTGTCATCGTTCTTTGCGCAGTACGGGTTCCGGCTGTATTCCAACGATTTCAAAACCATGAAATGGGATGAATTCCGGGCGCTGCTTTCCGGCCTGGGCCCGGACACTCCTCTGGGACGCGTGGTACAAATCCGTTCAGAGGAGGATGAGGAAATGTTAAAGTATTTTACTCCGGAGCAGAAGAGAATCCGCCGGGAATGGAGAGTCAGAAACGCCGGGGAAAAGAGCGAGGAAGAGCTTGCTTCGGTGCTGGAATCCTTAAAGCAGGCCTTCATCCAGATGGCGGGAGGTGTTCCGGATTGAGAAGATAAAGGAAACGAAGAAAAAAGTATGCTGTCCTTTCTGCGGGCATCCGGTGAATGCAGTTCAAGCCGAGGATGCCTCCTGCAGAGGGATATTTTTTAAATGCAAGAATCGGAACTGCAGAAAAGAATTTGAATTAAAAATCTAGGACGCTGTGCCCATGTGCCTGTCCATAAAAAGGCAGGTGGGATCTATGGGAGCAGACAGCGCAGGCCAGATTGGCCTGGATCTGGTCATCAACAAAAATGATTTTGACAGGCAGTTAAAGGGAATACAGACGACTGCAAAGAAGGCGGGAGCCGCCCTGGCAGCGGCTTTTGCCGTAAAAAAGCTGGTTGATTTTTCCGCCCAGTGTATCGAGCTGGGAAGCGACCTTCAGGAGGTGCAGAACGTCGTTGACGTCACCTTCCCGTCCATGTCGAAACAGGTCAATGAGTTTGCCAAGAATGCAATTTCTCAGTTCGGCCTGTCTGAGACAATGGCGAAGCGGTTTACCGGAACCTTCGGAGCGATGGCTAAATCCTTCGGGTTCAATGAGCAGGCGGCTTATGAGATGAGTACTGCTCTGACTGGTTTGGCAGGGGATGTGGCCTCCTTCTATAATATCAGCCAGGATGAGGCGTATACCAAGCTGAAATCGGTATTTACCGGCGAGACGGAATCCTTAAAGGATCTTGGTGTGGTAATGACTCAGGCAGCCCTTGACCAGTACGCTCTGGCCAATGGTTATGGGAAGACCACAGCAGCCATGTCGGAGGCGGAGAAGGTAGCTCTTCGCTATAGCTTCGTTCAGCAGCAGCTGACTGCGGCAGCCGGAGATTTTGTAAGAACATCCGACAGCTGGGCCAATCAGGTCCGGGTTCTGAACCTCCAGTTTTCCAGTCTGAAGGCTACCATTGGCCAGGGCCTTATTAATGTGTTTACCCCGGTCTTGAAGGTCATTAACTCCGTGATTGCCAAGCTTCAGTCGCTGGCTGACGCTTTTCTTGCCGTGACAAACCTGTTTTCCGGAAAGAAGCAGAAGACGTCCGGCATGGGGCAGGTAGTTCAGGATGCTTCAGAAGCCGCGGGAGCGGTGGGAGGCATTGGAGACGCGGCCAAAGGAGCGGCAGGAGCTGCGAAAAAGGCGGCCAAGGATATGGCCAGGGCGTTTTCCATTGACGAGCTGAACATCGTATCTCCGGAACCGGAAGCTGACGGAGGAGGGGGATCTGGAGGAGGAGCAGGCGGCGGAGTTTCAGGAGGTCTGGAGCCGGTTCCAGTGGACACAACGGCGCTGGATACATATGACAAAAAACTTCAGGCTCTTGTTGAGCGTGTAAATGAGCTGAAGAATCTATTCTCTTCAGGATTTCAGATTGGATTTGGCGATGTTGGGGTTCTCGACTCCATTCACAAAAATTTAAAATCAATTCAGGATACCTTTAAGGAGATTGCATCTGACCCAGCAGTTTCAGATGCTTTTTCCAATATGTTAGACAGCCTTGCCTTCAATATTGGAAAAGTAACTGGCTCGATGGCTTCAATTGGGGCCAGTATCGTGGATAATCTTACGGGTGGAATGGCACAGTATTTAAGCCAGAACGCGGAAAAGATTAAAGATTATCTGGTTTCAATGTTCGATTTGACGGCAGAGGCAGCAGGGATTGTAGGAGATTTTTCTCAAATTCTCGCTGAAATTTGCGAGGTTTTTCGTTCTGATTCAGCAAAGCAGATTACAGCTGATCTGATTGGTATTTTTGCCAATGCCTTTATGGGTGTGACGGAGCTGGTTGGAAAGTTCGGAACGGATGCAATTGGCGCTTTGGCTCGGCCTTTTACAGAACAGGCGCCTCTGATCCAGTCATCACTTCAGACGATTATTGATATTGTATCTGAGGCAACAAGAAGTATAAAAGGAACCTTAGATTACTTTTTTGAAAGCCTACAGGAAACCTATGATACTTCCATAGGTCCTATGGTGGACGCATTCGGGAAGGGATTTTCCGAGATAACAAGGGTTGTGCTGGAAGCATTTCAGACCCACATCCTTTCTATCCTCCAGTCTGCAGCAGAGCAATTTTCGGCATTCTGTACGGAACGATTGCAGCCTCTGATAGATAAATTCTTGGAATTTGCGAGTAAGGTTGCGGAGTGTATTACAGCGGTATGGCAGAATGTATTGGTTCCATTTATTGCGTGGTTTGCTGAAACAGTAGCACCTGTAATCGGAACGCAGATTCAGGTAGCTGTTGATGCGTTTTCTCTGTTTTTAGAGGCTGTATCGGAAATTATAAATTCGGTACTGGATACCTTAAACGGCCTTCTGGATTTTTTGACGGGTATATTTACTGGAGACTGGAAAAAGGCATGGAACGGAATTAAAGCATTCTTGTCATCCGCCTGGGATTTAATGAAACTTTTGGTTTCAAATGCGATTCAGATAATTTGGAACATCGTTGTCTCTGCCTTGACTGCAATACAAAATTTGTGGACCACCATCTGGACAGCAATCAAAGATTTTGTAAATGCCATCTGGGAAGGAATTAAGAATATCATCAGCAGCCTGATTGACTCCATCCACCAGAAGATTAGCACCGTGATGGACGGTATTAAGAACGGCATTTCCACTGCACTTGAAAATATCAAGAAGGCCTGGGGAAATACCTGGGATAATCTGAAAAAGAAAACAGAGGATATTTTCAATGGTATCTGGTCGACGATTAAAGGAATTATCAATAAAATCATTGGCGGCGTGGAGAAAATGGCCAACAACGTAGTGCGGGCCATTAATAAGATGATTGAGGCAGTGAACGATGTAGCGGACCATATTCCAGGTATTGACGATGAGCTGATTCCGGAAATCCCAGAAATTCACCTTCCACGTCTGGCCCAGGGTGGCTATGTGAAGGCCAATACTCCGCGCCTGGCGGTGATTGGAGACAACCGAAGAGAGGGAGAGATTGTATCTCCGGAGAGCAAGCTGCTTGACATGGCTCAGACGGCGGCCCGGATGGCTGCAGGAGGCGGCAACAGCGAGCAGATGGAGCGCATGATTGCACTTCTGGAGAAAATTATCAGCCTGATAGAAGCGCTGGATCTGGTGGTTAACGTGGATATTCGAGAAATTCACAGAAAACTAAAGGATTTGGATAAGCGCACCGGGTACTCGCTGCGGACAACATAGAAGGGAGGTCATAAATGGCAAATTTTATTTACATTAACGGCAGGGAATTTCCGTCCCCGGATCGGGGACTGGAGTTCCTAGTGGCCACCTTTGTGAGTACTGGAAAGAATGCCAACGGAGAGTTTGTGGGCCAACGGGTAGGAAGAGACCAGTATAAGCTTAACAACCTGGTCTGGAACAAGCTGGATGCGGCCACCTGGTCAGAGATGCTGAAGGAGTTCAAGGCTTTCGTGGTGACGGTACGGTTTCCTGATATGGTGAGCAACGACTGGCTGACAATCCGGATGTACCCGGGAGACCGAACTGCCCAGCCGCTGTTTATCGGCCCGGACGGCCTTCCGACTATGTACAGCCAGTGCAAAGTAAATATCATAGACTGCGGGGAGTTGAGTTAAATGCAGGCAGTAAGTAATGCGTATAAGCGGGAAATGAAAAAGAAATACAGGGATGAATGCTCCTTCCTTCGGGTGACAATCGGAATGATTAATCAGACAGCCCAGGCTTCTGCTTCCGTGGCTGAGCCAAAGGCATTTACCTATTTTTCGGATCTTACAAAGCCTTTTGATAATTATCAGGTGGCGGAGCTTTATGCCGGCTGTGACGAGAACTGGTCTGCCGTGGATGGCAGTATGTATTTCCTGCCAAGAATGAAGCGAGATGTGGTTTTGAATGCAGGACTGGTGACAGAGAAGCTTTTGGGAGCGGTTGAGATACGTTTCCCAGTGTCTCTATCGATTAAGGGACTGACCATTGAGTTTGGAAAGGCGTATCCGCAGAATTTTGTGATTGAATCAGATCAGAATACGGTCCAGGTAAAGGGAAATGCTTCCGGCCACTTTGTGACAGAAGAAATTTTCCCGGATGCTACATTTCTTCGCCTGGTTCCCAAGAAAATGGTAAATGGTCAGTCCAGATTTCGAATCCATCAGATAACAATGGGAATCGGCATTTATTTTGATAACAGGAAGATTCTTTCCGCAACCAAGAAGGAGCATATCAGTCCAATTACAGAGGAACTTCCGACCATTGATTTTTCTATGACGGCATCCAATCGGAATCGTGAGTTCGATGTGGAAAATTCCGAGTCTTCCGTCCAGTTTTTGGAAATTGGACAGAATGTAGAGGTGCTGTATGGCCAGGAGCTGGAAGATGGAAGCGTGGAATGGATGCCCGGGGCGAAGCTGTCTTTAAAAGACTGGTCAGCAGATGATGAGAAGCTGGATATCGGAGCTTCAGATCGGTTTGACACGATGGAAGAAACCTATTACAGAGGGCGGCTTCACCCAGAAGGGATTTCTTTGTATGAGCTGGCGGATGATGTGTTCCAGGATGCGGGAGTAGACAGCCGGGAGTATTACATTGATCCATATCTTCGGGATGTTAAGATCCAGAATCCCATTCCGGCGGTTACCCATAAAGAAGCGCTGCAGCTGATTGCCAATGCCGGGCGTTGCATTATTTATCAGGACAGGGAAGGGAAGATTTTTATAAAATCCAGCTTTATCCCAGATATGGCAGCGGCTTCAGAGAATGAGACGTATTTTTCCCATGCGCCTCGGATTCTGGATGGAACCAAGAAGGAAGAGTATGCTCTGGCTGGCAGGAATTACACTCAGGCAGAAGAGGCGCAAACGTTTCTTCCCAGAAAGGGAGGAGAGATTGTACTGAATACCGGTTATATCAGTGAAGAGGTAGCGGATGAGGAAGGGAATTTCACAAAAAATCCTACCATAGAAATTACCCTGGAGGCGGCGTTTAAGTGCTTTGGGCTGACACTGGAGTTTGGCCGGAACGCTCCGGAATGTGTGATTTTTCATTCTTACTATGATGGTAAGCTGCAGGAGGACTATCAGATAACAGATTTGCAGGAGACAACGGTGGTTTCCCACGAGTTCCCTGCTTTTGACCGGCTGATTTTAGAGTTTACAAAAGGCTCTCCGGGAAACCGGGTAATTTTGGATAATGTCAGATTTGGGGACAGTACGGATTATTCCCTGGAATATGGGACGGAGCTTACCAGGACGCCGAAGGGAACCCAGCTGACGAAGGTTCAGGAGCTGCAGGTCATTCGTACCCTCTATGGAGAAAGTACAGAAGAAAAGGAACTTGCAAAGGAAACGCTTCGTTTTACACCGGAGGAACCTCGGTATACCTTTTATCTGTCTAATCCTTCCTACGGCTTTTCTGCTGTCCTTATAGAGCCTCCGGAAGGGGCGAGCATCACTGTTACAGAGAGCAGCGCTTATTACATAACAGTAGAAGTAAAAGGTATAAACGGGACGGCAGAAGTGGCTGTAAACGGGCGAGAATATGAAACTATGCAGGCCAGAACTACGAAACAGCTGCATACGACAGGGACGATTGAAGTATGGGAAAATCCTCTTGTATCAGATGTGGGGCTGGCAGAAGATCTGGCAAAGTGGATCGGAGATTATCTGGCATCTGACCGGGAATACAACCTATCTTACCGGGGGGAACCACGGATTGATGCCAATGATATCGCTTTTCTGGAAAATAAGTACGTTCCGGATCTTCTGATCCGAATTTATGACCATTCGCTGAGCTTTAACGGCGGCGCGCTGTCTGGAACGATGAAAGCAAGGAGGGATATGAGCGGTGTGGTTAGAACCAAAAACGGATTGGAAATCCAGTGATTTTTTCAATATTCAGGATTACAACCGGATCAAAGGAAATCTGAATGAAATCCGGAAGCTGGCTCTGACGCTCTGGCCGGATTTTACATTTGAGGAAATGGGGGAGGACAAAAACTATGAAGACTACAGCTTTTACGCGGATGAAATTAACCGGTTCGAAGAGAATGTGGAGCACATCTGCCAGGGAACCTTTCCGTTTCAAGTGGGGGAGCGACAGACCTTTTATGATAATACGCCGTTTATCAGCTGGCGGGAGCTGAACCGGCTGGAAGAAGCCTGTCGGTTAATGTACAGCAATATAAGGAGTAGGGAGAGAGGAAGAAAAAAATTGCCCTTTATATTAAATGGAGGCGTGGTATGAATCAATTAAAGACCGATTATAAAGATGCAATGTTTGACGGAGCAAGGAAGTACAGGATTTCTAAGAACCCGGATGGAACTTCCGGAATTGCAGATGAGACAGCTTATACGCAGGAAGGGGACTCTTTTGGTGCCAATGACATCAATGGAACCAATGAAACGATCAACGCTTTGATGAAAACCAGGACCGTTACATTGACGGCAGAGGGATGGCAGGGAGAAGGGCCGTACACTCAGACGGTGGATGTTCCGGATGTGAAGGAAAACGATATGCCGGTTGCCAAGGAGCAGATTCCCAAAAGCGCAACCAAAGAAAACGAAAAGGCGATCCACAAGGCAGCGGCCTGCATCAGCTATTTTGAAACCGGAAACGGGACGGTGACGTTTACCTGCATTGGAAAGAAACCGGCAACTGATTTTCAGGTAGTAATAAAGGGGGTATAGGATATGGCAATGGGAATTTGGCTACCAGGCGGTGGCGGAGCGGATCTGGATGCGGTGACAGCCGGCGCCGGAGACGTGCTGGCCGGAAAGGTGATTTTAGACAGTGAGGGGGAACCGCTTACCGGAACCATGCCGGAGCGGGGAAATTGGAGTTCTTCGGAGTTGTCTGCCGGGGCTTCGATAACAATTCCGGGAGGACATCATAGCGGCAGCGGAAAGGTAACAGCAAAAAGTCTGTCTGCTCAGACGTCAGGAACGGCGACAGCAGCTCAGATCCTTTCCGGAAAAACAGCCTGGGTGAATGGATCCGAAGTGACAGGCAGTATGGCGAACCGCGGCAACTATGGTGGCGCAGGAAACAGCCGTGGAAACGATGCGCCCAATCAAAGAATGTGGGTGAAAGTTCCAGGCGGATATTACAACGAAAATGCACAGGTATTTCTGAATTGGGCGGATATCCGTTCAATGGCAGGGCTGACGCCGGATAAGATTAAGAAGAATGTATCGATAATGGGAATTACAGGAACTCACGAAGGCTGGGTATCTTCTCCGTTGAACCTGTTTAATTCAGGCTCTTGGGGCGGCGGACAGTCTGGATATACAGTGGTTAAAGGGCTTGATGATTATCCAGGAAATTCATTATCTATAAAAAATGGTACAATCCACATTACTACAGCACAAAGAGGAGGGAGCGATGTTCTACTCCGGCTTAATAATGTAGGCGATCTCACTAATTATAAATATCTAAAAATTGACAGTCCTTATGATTATGACTGGTCTGGTGTAGGATGTGGTATCAGTAAAAAATCAGATGTTACATATCTCGAAGGCCTTGATACTTATTATCGCTCACCTATCAGCGCCGATATGACTTCTAAGGGAACTCATATTTTAGATATTTCCAAATTTACAGGAACATATTGGATCTATCTATATCTGAGAACTGGAGGTAATGGAGAAAGAGAAGCCGGTATAAATAGGGTCTACTTGACTACTAATTAATATCTTTCTATCCGTAATGGTATTCCTAACAGCGGTAATATTTTGCTCGTGATTAGCCATCTCGTCTGCAAATGGTTGGACGGCGATAAGTAGTCGGTAATCAGCCTATGGTCTAAGCCGCCATAACAAAAGGAATAAAAAACCCCGGAGGTCGCAACTCCGAGGTTTTCGTCTGTCAGTCATTCATGTGGAAAGACTCACATCTCTTTAGCCTACTGGCATTGTAGCATATGCGTATTTGAATTACAAGATACGTATATGCTGTTTTTTTACCCCGAAAACAGGAAGGAGGTGGAAAAGGTGACACAGTCGGAAGTGGAAATTGCTCTGGAACGGTATCGCAACGAGATTGGATCGCTGAAGCACCGCATGGATGAAGTGCAGAGAATTGTGGATGCAGTCCACAGTCTGGCCCAGCAGATGGTCGCCCAGACGGCGGAGATTAAGCATCTGGGGCAGGCGGTTGGGGAAGTGAAAAAGGATGTGGCGGAGCTGAAGGAAAAGCCGGGAACTCGGTGGGAGAGTTTAATCTCTGGACTCATCGGGGCGGCAGCAGGGGCGATTGGAGCGATATTCTTCAGGTAAGGAAGGAGAGAAAACTATGGATTTTGGAATTGCAAGCGTGGCAGGAATCACGATGATCTGCTATCTGGCAGGCATGGGAATGAAGGCATCTGAGAAGGTAAAGAATGAGGTGATTCCCGTAGTCTGCGGATGCGCCGGAGCTGCGCTGGGAGTAGCCGGTATGTTTGTGATGCCGGATTTCCCGGCTCATGATTTGATTAACGCGGCTGCAGTCGGCATTGCATCTGGTCTGGCAGCTACTGGAATCAACCAGGCAGTAAAGCAGCTGGGAAGGAGGTGATCCCACATCTCCCGAAGCTTCGGCGAGTGATCCGGAGCAGGCGTAAATCACGATAGGAAGCGGCCAAACAGGCTGCTTTTTTAATAAATTTTTTTAAAGGAGGACTCGCTATGAGTAGAACACACAAATGCCCAGTACACGGAGAGAACGGATTTGACCAGGAGAAGGCAGGAACCCACATCCCTGAGCCGATTGCAGACTGCACCTGTGACGTAGGAGCTACAGGCCCTGCAGCAGAGGGTAAGGGAAACACACCAGTAGGACCTGGCCTTGAGGGATTAGGTAATACGCCGGTCGGTCCTGGCTTAGGCGGCGGCAACACGCCGGTTGGCCCAGGAAAATAG